ATGGCCACCACTGCCTTCAAACATGGGATTTCCGTTACCGAGGTCTCGACCGGCGCCCGCACCCTTACGGCGGTCAGCACTGCCATCATCGGCCTGGTCGGCACCGCGCCCGATGCCGATCCCGCCGCCTACCCCCTCAACAAGCCGATCCTGATCAGCGACATCGAAGTGGCGATCGGCGACATCGGCGCGCAAGGCACGCTGACCCGCTCGCTGCGTGCCATTGCCGACATCACCCGCCCCATCATCGTCGTGATTCGCGTCGAGGAAGGCGAGGACGCCGCCGAAACCGCCAGCAATGTCATTGGCACCATCACCGCCGAAGGCGCCCGCACAGGCATGCAGGCCCTGCTGTCGGCATCAGCAGAGGTCGGCGTCATCCCGCGCATCCTGGGCACGCCGGGGCTGGAGACGCAGGCGGTGACCACCGCGCTCGCCGTGGTCGCCAAGAAGCTGCGCGCCTTTGCCTATGCGCGCGCGATCGGCCCGACCGTGGCTGCCGCCACCCTCTATCGCGCCAATTTCAGCCAGCGCGAACTGATGCTGCTGATGCCCGACTTCCTCGCATGGGACACCGACGCCAGCGCCAACGTCACCAGCTTCGCGGCGGCGCATGCCATGGGCCTGCGCGCCTATATCGACGAACAGACCGGGCCGCATAAGACTCTGTCCAACATCGCCGTCGATGGCGTGGTCGGCCTGTCGCAGCCGATGCACTGGGATATCGAGGATCAGGACACCGATGCCGGCCTGCTCAATGCAGCCCAGATCACGGCGCTGATCCGCAAGAGCAGCGGTTTCTATTTCTGGGGCAACCGCACCTGTTCCGACGATCCCCAGTTCGTTTTCGAAAGCGGCGTGCGCGTCGCCCAGCTGCTGGCCGACACGGTCGCCAAGGGCATGGACTGGGCGATGGACAAGCCACTGACCCCCAGCCTGGCCAAGGACATTATCGAAACCATCAACGGCCTGGGGCGCAATCTCAAGGCCGCCGGCGTCGTGCTGGGGTTTGACGCCTGGTATGACGAAGCCGCCAATCCGGTGGACAGTCTCAAGGCCGGCAAGCTGGTGATCCGCTACAAATATACGGTCCCGCCGCCGCTTGAGGATCTCGGTTTCTATCAGGAAATCACGGACGAATATTTCGCCGACTTCGCCGCGCAGCTGACTGAGGCCGGCTGACGCCCGCGCGCGCCCTTTCTCTCCCTCTCGATCAAAGGATTATCGCCATGGGCATGGCCCGCACCCTCAAGGACATGATGCTCTTCAACGAAGGCCTCGCCTATATTGGCGAGTGCAAGACCGTCACGCTGCCGCCCCTGACGCGCAAGATGGAGGAATGGCGCGGCGGCGGCATGGGCGGCGTCGCGGAAATGGACATGGGGCTGGAGGCGATGGAGATGACCTCCGCCTTCGGCGGCCCCATGCGCGACATCCTGCGCCAGTTCGGCATCACCACCGTCAACGGCGTCTACCTCCGCTTCGCGGGCGCCTATCAGGATGACGACACCGGCGCGGTCGATAGCGTCGAAGTGATCGTGCGCGGCCGTCACAAGGAAATCGAATTCGGCGATCAGGAAGTCGGCGAGGCCGGGGAGTTCTCCGTCACTTCCGGCCTGGTCTATTACAAGCTGGTCTGGAACGGTCGCACCGAAATCGAGATCGACGTTCTGGCCGGCATCGAGATTGTCGACGGCCTCGATCGCCGCGCCGCCATCCGCAACGCCATCGGCATCTTCTGATCCCCCGGCCCGGCCGCGCGCCGGGCCGCCCTCCCCTCACGCATAGGCTTTCACCATGAACGACAATGACACTGGCCCGATCTTCCGCACCGTCACGCTCGACACGCCCATCATCAAGGGCGACACCACGATCGACACGCTGCAGCTGCGCAAACCCCGATCGGGCGAACTGCGCGGCCTTACCCTGGTCGATCTGGGCCAGCTCAAGGTCGATGCCCTGATCAAAATCGTGCCGCGCATCGCCATGCCCACCATCACCGAAGTCGATGTGGCCAATCTCGACACCGCCGACCTGCTCGCCATCGGCACGGAAATCGGCGGTTTTTTGCTGCAGAAGTCGCATCGTGCGGATGCCCTCGCTCAGTAGATGATGCGATGGCGGATGTGGCGATCATCTTCCATTGGTCGCCCGACGTCATGGACCCGATGACGCTGCCCGAATTGATGGGCTGGCGCGAACAGGCTGCGAAGCGGGCCAAGCCGCCCGAAACCGGGAAAAAGAAGAATGGCCGACCGTAACCTGCGCATGCAGCTGATCCTTGAGGGGCTGGACCGCGTCACCGCGCCCCTCAAGTCCATCACCAACGCGTCATCGGGCGCCCGCCGCGACCTGGCCGAAACCCAGAAACAGTTGAAGGCGCTCGACGCCCTGCAGAAACAGGTCGGCGGCTACAAGGCGGCCGAAGGGCGCTTCGCATCCGATCATCAGCAGCTGCAGCAGACACAGGCCCGCGTCGCGCAGCTGCGCCACGAACTGGAGGCGACGGAGGCCCCCACCAAGAAGCTGCGCACTGAATTTGAAAAGGCGCAGCGTCAGGCGAGCATGCTGACCGACCGGGTCGATGCCAGCGGCAAGGAATTGCAGCAGCTGCAGCGCCAGCTGGAGGCCGCCGGCATCGACGTCGCCGACCTCGCCGCCCATGAGGATCGGCTATCGGGCCGGGTCTATGATGCGAACAAGGCCCTCAAGCAGCAGATCGGGACCGTCGAAAAGCTGAACCAGGCCAATCGCAACACCGAAAAGCTCAATGACATCAGTGCCAAGGCGACCGGCGCAGGCCTGGGCATGATCGCCGCCGGCACCGCCGCCGGCCTGCCCGTGGTCGCGGCGACCAAGCAGGCGATGACGCTGGAAAGCGCCATGGCCGACGTGTCCAAGGTCACCAACATGACCCGGCCGCAGATCGAGCAGATGTCCACCGACTTCCTCGACATGAGCGAGACGATCCCGATGCCGGCAGAGGGTCTGGCGCAGATCGCGGCTGCCGCCGGCGCCGCCGGTGTTGGCATGGACAAGATGGGCCGCCCCATGGCCAACCAGCGCCAGCAGCTGGAAGAGTTCACCGCCGACGCGGCGAAGATGGGCGTGGCCTTCGACATGACCGCCGATGTCGCCGGCGAAACCATGGCCAAATGGCGCACCGCCTTCGAACTGCCCCAGGACGGGGTCCGCGCGCTGGGCGACCGCGTCAATGCGCTGACCAACACCTTCGGCGGCAAGGCGGCCAATGTCACTGACATCATCACCCGCATCGGCCCGCTGGGCAAGGTCGCGGGCCTCGCCGCGCCGCAGATCGCGGCGCTCGGCTCCACGCTCGATTCGATCGGCGTGCCCAGCGAGGTCGCCGCCACCGGCATCAAGAATACGATGCTGGCCCTCACCAAGGGCGAGGCTGCGACGAAAAGCCAGCAGGGCGCGTTCAAGGCGCTCGGCCTGTCCGCCACCGACGTTGCCAAGCGCATGCAGACCGATGCCGCCGGCGCGATCGTCGATGTCATGACCCGCATCGGCAAACTGGACGCAGACCAGCAGTCGGGCATTCTGACCCAGTTGTTCGGCTCGGAAAGCGTCGCCGCCATCGCGCCGATGCTGACCAACCTCGACGGACTCAAGAACCGCCTGGCGCTGGTCGGCGATGAAAGTCGCTACGCCGGGTCGATGCAGGCGGAATTCCTCAACCGCATCGGCACGACGGAGGGCGCGACCGGCCTCGCTACAAACGCCCTCTCGGGCCTCAACATCACCATGGGCAAGGCCTTGTTGCCGACCGTCGTGAAGCTGGCGAAGCTTGTGCAATGGGCGGCCAGCGGCCTGCGCCACTGGGAACAGGAACATCCCGGCATCACCAAGGCGGTGATGATCTTCATGGGCGTGGGGTCGGGTCTGCTGGTCATTCTGGGCGGCCTGGCATTGGCCTTCGCCGCCCTCACTGCTGCTGCCGCACCGCTGGGCATCGCCTTGGGGCCATTGCTGCTGATCGTCGCGGCCATCGCCGCCATCGCCGCCCTGGTCTACGTCGTCTATGCAAATTGGGGTGCCATTGTGGGCTGGCTCGCCGGCCTGTGGGAAACGATACGCAGCAACACGGTTGCGGCGCTCGGCGCCCTGGTCGATGCCTTTCTGAACTTCACGCCCCTCGGCCTGATGATCCGCGCGTTCGCGCCTGTCCTCTCCTACCTGCGCTCGCTCGACTTCGCGGCGATCGGCCGCCATCTGATCGACGGCCTGGTCAACGGCATGCAAGCGGCCTTCCCCAACTTGACGGCGATTGTCGGCAGGATCGGCAAAATGCTGCCGGATGGGCTGCGAAAACTGCTCGGCATTCACTCCCCGTCGCGCGTGTTCGCCGAAATCGGCGGCCATGTGATGAGCGGCCTCGATCGAGGTCTGGCCAACAACACGTCCGCGCCGATCGGTCGAATGTCCGACCTGTCGGGACAGATGACCCGTGCCCTGGCCATTGGCGCGGGCAGCGCGGCCATGGCCGTCGGCGCGCCGGCGGCCGCCCAGTCGGGCGGTGCCATGGGGGCTGCGCCGATCGCGGTGACCTACAGCATCAAGATCGATGTCGGCGCCCGCAGCGCGTCCGCCACCGACATTGCAGAGGAAGTCCGCAAGGCGATCGAGCAGATCGAGCGCGAACGGCGCGGCCGCGCCTTTGGCGACGAAGGGGATTATTGATGCTGATGGCTCTTGGCATGTTCATCTTCGACCTGCCGACCCTCGCCCATGACGAACTTCAGCGCCGCGCATCCTGGCGCCACGCGCGTAGCCCCCGCGTCGGCGCGCGCGATGCTACCCAGTTCGTCGGGCCGGGCGAAGAAACCATCAACCTGTCGGGCGCGGTCTATGCAGAAATCACCGATGGCCGCGTGTCGATCGACGATCTGCGCACCATGGCGGCATCGGGCGAGGCCTGGCCGCTGCTCGACGGCACCGGCACCGTCTTCGGCGATTTCGTGATCGAGGCGATCGACGAACGTCACGCCTATCTGATGATCGACGGCCGCGCCCAGCGCATCGACTTCGCCATCGACCTGCTGCGCGTGGCGGAAAAGGACGCGGCGGCATGACGGATCGCATCGCCAATATCCCTGACTTTCGTGTCACGCTGGGCGACACCGACTTGACCGGCAGGATGCGCCCGCGCCTGGTGTCGCTCACCCTGTCGGAAAAGCGTGGGGACGAAGCGGACCAGTTGGATATCGTGCTGGACGACAGCGACGGCGGCTTGGCTATCCCGCCCGAGGGCGCAACCCTGCGCCTCGCCCTGGGCTGGAAGCAGGGCCGTGATGTGACGCCCGGCATGATCGACAAGGGCACGTTCAAGGTGGACGATGTCAGCCACAGCGGCCCGCCCGATCAGGTCCGCATCCGCGCCCGCGCCGCCGACTTCACCAGCGATATCCGCAATCGCCGGGAACAGGCTTGGCAGAACATCACTCTGGGCGCGGTGTTGACGGAGGTCGCGGGGCGCAATGGCCTCACACCGCGCATCGCGGCCGACTTGGCGTCGATTGCGCTGCCGACCGTCAGCCAGAGCCGCCAGAGCGATATCGCCTTCCTGCGCCGTCTGGGGCGCGAGAATGACGCCGTCGCCACCATCAAGGACGGCAACCTCATCTTCGCGCGTAAGGGCGCCGGCGCGACCACCAGCGGCACCCCGCTGCCCACCCTGACCATCCGCCGCAGCGCCGGCGACGGCCATAGCTGGCAACGTCAGCAGCGCGATGGGCAGGCCGGCGTGACGGCCAGCTGGCACGATCGCAAGGCGGCGAAGCGCCAGACGGTCACTTTGGGCGAACAGGACGGCGCGAAACGCCTGCGCAAAACCTTCGCGGATGAAGCGTCCGCCCGGCGCGCGGCGACCGCTGAACAGGCGCGCTTGAAGCGCGCGCCGGCCACGTTGGACATCCGCCTGGCGCTCGGCCGCGCCGATATCTATGTCGATCTGCGCGCCGCCGTGACCGGCATAAAGGCCGGTATCGATGGCACATGGCTGATCAGCGAGCTTACCCACAACCTCGATAATGGCGGCGGGTTCACCACCGCACTCAAGATGGAAACGGCGCCTTAGTTATTCCCCTGGCGCCAGCATGGCCGCTTGGCCCCAGTTGCGGACGTTCATGATGGCGATTTGAGCCTCAACAATGTGCTACTCGTTCATAAGCCTGTGGAGCGCGCCCTTCACACGGGTGGGGTCGCAGTTTCAATCCATGCCGCGCCCACCATTTTTTTAAACTTATTTCAATTGTTTAGGATAGTGGATCGACCTTCGGGCGGAAAAGGCCGGGTTCTGAGAAAGAACCGGCAAAGGACGCATAAGGTAAGGACGAGGCCCACAAGGGCGTTGCTGCGTCTCGCTCGTAAAATCGTTACGTCGTAGACAATTGCGTTCAAATCAGCATAGATCGCCACGAAGCTAGTGAGGGGGCTGCTGGGTGAGTATCGACGTTTCGCTTGGGACATACATTCTTCCGGCAGACCATAAGGTCTGGAAATACTTTCCCGGCAAGGATTACAAATTTCATGACGTAGTTTCACAAACGTCGGTCGCACTGATTGACGTTCGCGATCTAAACGATCTTGGCGATGTCCCTGCCGAATGGGACGAGGAAGAACTTCTCGAACACATCGCTGCTGATCGTATTGAACGTCGCGTCGAAGCTGGCGCACCTCGCCCCGACCGTTTCGTTCGTAGCGCAGGCGACAAAGCGACCCTCACTTTCCTCCAAGGCTTGTTTTTTACCGCGAAGAAGGGCGACCTTCTCGTAATGCCCGACAAAGGCTATACGACCGGGGTGAAAATCGGGATGCTGCTGGATAACCCCGGCATATTGAAAACCGTATCGGCAAAAGACAGCAACGATGAAACATACACCTACTATGGTCGTCGGGTAAAATGGGTTGGCGAAATTGAGAAACGCAAACTCGGCGATGATCTAATTAGCCAACTGCATTCTCTGGCGGCATTTTTCGATCTAGGGCGTAGCAGATACGAAGAAATCTATGACAAGGCATTCGATGATTATGTCTACGATGGCCTTTTCGTATCGACGTTCAGAACGTCAAAGAACGTGTTCACTTCGAAAGATAATCTCCTAAGTTCTTTGTGGTTTGAACTCATCGAAGTTCTCGAAGAAGCCCGCGAGAATGACGAAGAATTGACCGTAAAAAGCATATACGAACTTGCCGTCGATTCTGAAATTGACGAAGATGAGCGTAATGACCTGTCAATTTACGTTCAATCTCCCGGCTGGTTTCGCTGGCGCTCTCAGAAGATTGAACCGCTTGCTGCCATAGCATTGTTCGCAATGGCTACGGCCGACGTTCCATATGCCAAAGCTAAGGAAGTTACGGTGAGCGCGCAAATCGTCAGGCAGGCCGACGATCAATGCCTCGGTGACGTGGATGAAACCGTTAAGCGGTATTTGGAGTTGTTGGGTAAAGATCGCTGGGAACAAGCCTGTAAGCTTGCCGTGAAAGCGGAAACTCAGGCAACGCTCAAGGCTAACGCAAAATTGAAAAATTCCCAAAATCATGCTACGCATAGCCCGTGATTGCGATGAAATGGCCATTCCCTTCGGCGGCGTCCCTACGTGCGGGCGTGAAAGCCGTGTGCACGTGGGCCGTCACGGGCGGGCTGCTGCTATGGGCGCTGACGGCTAGTTTTCAGTGGTATGTCGCGAGGCAGGATGCGCGCGAAGCTACCGTCCAGACCTACAATATGGCTCGTGTCGCGGCGTTTCGCGATAGCGGCGCAGAATTGGATAAGAAGGTGGCCGCATTCAACGATGCAGCCGCTGAAGGTCAAAGCCTGTCTGAAGCGCGACAGAAAGTCCGTGAAGCAATGGCCGATCACGCCGCAAAAACTTTCGCCATGCAGGACGCATTCGGGAAGACGGCAACCGAACACTATTCGGACGAACTGAAGGCGCTCCAAGCTGCGATTGAAGACACGAAGGATGCCACCAATTCCGGCGCTATCATAACGGCGTTGTCGAAAGCATACGTGGCTCGGACGAAGCTTGCTGACGATGTAACGAAGAAAGCGACCGCGTAACATTTGGTCCTGTCCTTCGCCCGCCCTTGCCAGATTTTAGCGACGAACCGTTGGCTTCAGCAACACATTGAAACTACTTCAATAACCTCGCCGTAGTGCGGCGATACCGTCACCTATGCGATGATAAGATCTGAGGTTGGCGCATATATCAACCGCAGTCCTGAAGATGGCATTTATCGCCTATCGATGCCGAAACCAGACAGACAGCAATCGGCCAAAGACAGACTGGGGCACTAGGAGACGCGTCGACAATGGACTCCGCCACGTCGACCAATGCGTCGATGCCATTAGGAATGTGCTCAAGCTCAACAATTGCGAAATCATAGTCCGATCAGCCGGATAAGCTCGATTTATGCGAGAATTGGCGTGCCCCGATCAAGCGCAGGCGGGCCGCAAAGATCGCTCCGAACGACCAGGACACCAGCCGCTATTACGGACGGGATTTGAATTGTTCAACCCGCAGCTTGTGCCCCAGCATAATTCTCAAAAGCCTTTACTATTAATCATGCATTTGCAAATCCGTGCCAGGGCAAACCATGGACGCAATTTGGGGGGAATGATGAACGTCACCGTTGACAAGGATTTCGCGCGGTTCGGATCGAAGAGCTACGCGATCAACAAAATTAACACGGTAGAGGTCCGGGAGCGGAAGCCGCATGGACAAGCCGGCATGTTCATCTTTGGGGTTCTGGCCTTCATTTTCGCCATGTCCGGGCTGGGGACGCTTTTAGGCTCTGGAGAAAGTTCGGGCGGCCTCACCTCGCTGATCGTCGCCGCCATTTTTGGCTTCATCGCCTACAGGTTGTGGCTCAAGTCCAAGATAATTGAGTATCAACTTTTCTTGATGACCTCGTCTTCTGAGGCGCAGGCTATCACCTCCCGTGATGGCGAGATGATCGACGATCTTCGCCGAAAGATCGAATCCGCGATGATCGCGGCCTGAGACACCTTTAAATTCTGGCATCGTCACGCTCCATAGCGCGACATGCTGCCAAAATATGGCGGTTGGAACACCATCTATTGACGGTTTCGGCGCACAAGCAAAGCGGGTTTGGGGAGACCGCGACGGTGACGCTCATCAATGTCACAGGAATGCCCGTGATCCAGATCGCCCGCCGCTCAAATCTCTCGCGTATTGAGCGGCGGTGCTAGACTCCACGCAGGAAATTTCCTGCCAGCACAGTTTCCTCTTTCCTACAGCACCTTATGTAGCTCATGGATAAGAACATAAAGTGAACAAATGGAAACGGTGAATTGAGTGAATGCGCGACCAGACTGACGCCGGGATGCGAACATGCCTGCCGGACATGCACTGTCCGCTGCGCGTCTATGGTCGCGATTCGGGACGATCTGTGGCGGGAGATTGAGCAATTGCACCGCCTCCAAGCGATGCGACCGACGCTTGATCGAGCGCGAGAGGTCCGCACGCTGCAAGGCCAGCTGGCAGCCGCCGAGCGAGAATGTCGGCGGCTTCGTCCTTCGACGCCCCTTCCGGCACAAGCACCAGCAGGCTTCGGAACATGTCGCGCAGGGCGACTTCACTAGGCAGCGCGACCGGCATTGAAATGTGGATGATTGAAGGTCGTTCCGATTCGATCCGGTCTGCCTCCGGTTTCGCTTCCGTTTCTGTGAGACCTGCAAGCTTCATTACATCCGCCGGGTCGACACCGTGATCGGCAAAAACTTTGGCGACCTTTCGAGCAAACTCGATCGGCAAATAGGGCTTTTTGTAGCTCTTGGGGTTCTCATACACATTGTAGGATGTGTGGCCCATGCCCAGCAATTCAGCCGTTTGGCGGATCGACAAGAGTGGCTTGGTCGCGAGGCGTAGTTGCTTCAGCTGAGGTCCGACAGGAGGCATTTCGCCACCATGCAAACTTTTTGAACGGCGTCTGTTCATAAAGTACGTTGACTTCCGTTCAAATATAATGAACTTAAGTGTTCATGAGTAAGGAACAGACCCTATTCGATTTGTTCGGAGGCATCAGGCCAACGGCACGCGCTGTTGACGAGCTGCCTCAGACCGTAGCGCATTGGAAGCGTGTCGGCCGCATCCCGGCTGAAAAACAGCCCCATGTGCTGGCGATCGGTTTGAAGCTGGGCCTGCCAATCACCGCCGAACATGTCGTCTTCCCTCTGGGTCGGCCCCATGCCGCTTATGCCGATCTACCCCCGATGCCCGCGCCCGTCCTTTGCGATCGGCACCCCATCTCGCAAAAAGGTGACATCACATGAACCACCTGACCGACGATCAGTATTTCCGGCTGGAAGCGCTTCGCCTCGCCGTTCAGGCAGGCTACCCGGATCACCGGGAAGCCTTCTACAAATTTCTCAAAGGAAACGACGGAACAGCACTCTATTCCGTCGCCGACGTCGAAAAATCTGTCGTTTCTGCGATTAGGAATATTGACGAAACGCGGAACGGCCGCAGCTTCGGCGATGGTGAGCCATGAACGCCTTAATGTGCGAAGCCCTGGGCATTTTTTCGATGATCCAGCATGGCGGCAAAGGCAGCCCGACTTTGGGAATCGACCCGGCGGCCAACGCTTTTGGCATAGGCAAGAAGTTCTTCCGGGTCGAACGCGACGCGCTCCACATGGATGCCGCTTGCGGCCTTGTGATCCAGATTGGGGCCGACTGCCGCATAATATTCCTCGACAGTGGCCGCCTTGATGTCGCCCTCGCTGATCTCACGAAACCGATCATAATTGGCTGCATCCGGCCAGAGGACGGCGATACGACTTACAGACAAGGGATTCTCCTTTCGTTGCACTCTCGAAACGCAACGATAGCCGAAGCCGGAGGGGCAGCAAGTCCCTCCGGTGGAAGCATTTTCCACCGAACCACTATCCACTGATTTTCGGAACGAATGATCGGGCGGGCTACGCCTCCCGCCCGATCGGACCGCCCTTGTATGGAGCAAGAACGGAATGAAGACGATCATCAAACTCCCGCCCCGCCGCAACCGGGCACCTGTGGAGCGCCCCAAAACCGCGATGGAGCGACTGCGCGGCGCCTATAGCTGGAGCCAGTATATCTTTTTCGTCGTCGGCGCTTACGGCGTCCTGCTCGCGATGACTGCCACCGGCAGGGCCGGCGCATGAGCAGAGGAAACCGGCCGAAGCCTGAGCCGGCGTTCCTGGCGCATAAGGGTTTGTCCAATGGCTACCTGTACCTGCGCGGCGAACATTTCGCCTCATTCCTTTGCTACGACGCTGCGCAGGCCATGGCTGACATTCTCAACGCGATTGAGCGCATCGCTCCCCACGCGGGCATCGGTGGCAATAGCCTGGAGAGCAATCGCTTTCGCATTGGCGTTTTGGTCGCAAAGCACTGCGGCGTGCCTGTCGATTTCTCCAGGGGCTGGCCTGCATGACAAAGGTTAGGGCGCCCCTCTCCTTCTCCCTCGCCATCACCACGGCGATCAGCCTCATCGGCTGGGACGCCGCCGGCAGCATCACGCGGCGCGCCAACCGTACCCTGCGTCATTGGAGCGAAAGCGACCGGAAGGGCACGCCAACGCTCGATCAGGCCATCGCCCTCGACCGCGCTTTCATTAAGGCTGGCGGCGGCTTCGCCCCGATCCTTGAAAGCTACGCGCGTCAACTCGACGTCGCGCTCGCGACCTCCATGGCCTGCCATGCTGCGCTTGGCGAAGACATCGCCGCCGTGTCCCGCGAAACCGCCGATGCCATCGGCGCCAGCATTCAGATCATTCAGCCTGGCGCGTCCCCGACCGCCGTGCACCGCGCCATTGCCGAAACAGAGGAAGCCGGCGTCCGCCTGACCCGCCTTCTGGGCCGGCTCAGATCATTCCTGCCCGGCAATGGGGCTGGCGGGGACAATGCGGGGGTACGCACATGAGCAAGGGCCAGCGGCCACAAACAAACGTCGGCGGGGAACGTCCGCGCATGGCATCGGTCGATTGTCCGTGCTGCGGACAGCGCGCCTTCGCCCGGCAGATCGGCAAGCGGACCCTGCTCTATCGCGAGGTCTACTATCATTGCCGCGATGTCCGCGACTGCGGTCATGAATTTGTGGTCGGCATTTCGGCGCTTCGCACCGTCCGCGCCTCCCGCTGGCCAAAGCCGCTTGAAACGCTGCCGATGACGACCTGGCGCGCCGCCGCGAATGATCGCGCCGCCAATGACGATGATCCGCCCAGCGAGCCGAACGCCGACATGCTGACCAGCTAGGCCGCCCGGCCGCAAGGCCAGCTTTCCACACTAAATCTGATCCAACCGGCACGACCCCCGCTGCCGGTGACGCCCTCTCTTTGCCCAAACGACAGGAGTTTCGATCATGCACCATGCCGATCTGCGGCACGCCATCGCAGCAACGCCGGCCATCCAGCCCTGGGATTATGTTGCCATGCGGCGCAACGCGGCTGGCCTGTCCATCGATCAGTTGGCCGCCGCACTGGGCGGCAAGCTGTTCGCCCGACACCTCCGCGCGATCGAGACGCCCGGCCTGCGCTTCCAGCAGATCGCGGCCCTGGACCAGGCCATGCCGTTCAGCGCCGACGTCTATCGCCAACTGGCCGATCTTCCGCCGCATCAACATCCGCGCCTGTGTCACCGCTGCGGCTGGGATGCCCACACCGTTCAGCCTGACGGCTGCGATGGCCTGATCACCTGGTCGCGCATCGACGCCGCCATCTGCACCCGCTGCGAGCAGGGCGCCCGCCAATGATGCGCCTGGTCAAACTGCTCCTCATCCTCGCCACCATCCTCGTCATGCCTTTCATCATCGCCTGGGCACTGACCAACCAGAAGGGGAATTGAACATGAGCACCGGCAACGTCGCGGCGGAACAGCTGCGCCTCCTCATCGAGCGTATCGAGCGCCTGGAGGAGGAGAAGAAGGGCGTCAGCGACGACATCAAGGACGTCTATCTGGAGGGCAAGGCCACCGGATATGATCCCAAGATCATGCGCCAGCTCGTCCGCCTGCGGAAAATGCAGCCCCACGATCGGCAGGAAATGGAGGCCATCCTCCAGACCTACCTGTCCGCGCTCGGCATGGAATAG